AACCTACTCAATCTGTGGATAACTCGGAAAGTTCGTCGCATTTATCGTCGCCCTATAAAAATAAGGTTCCCCTTCAATCTTGACTTGGTCATTTGTTCCGAGTTCCCGATGGATACTTGCCGTTATAACATTTCGAATACCATCATCTCCTTTTACAAAATAGTCGTATTTTGGATATTGTCCACGTGGACGAACCAAAAATAGAGGAATATAAGAGTTATCCTCATACGCGCTCATAATCTTATATAAATATCCTACTTCATCTACCTTCTTTTTCGGTCCTATATTCCCATTCTTTGGAGAAATACTCTTATTACTAATATCAAGGGGGGGCATCGTATTTAATACAACTTCCTGACTTCCTCCATAACAGGGCTGATTTCGCCCTCCACAACCTACTACATCCCCCGGAAGAACCACATCCGGATAATTTCCGACGTAATAATCTCGCATCCCTTTTTCTGGGTAAATATTCTGCGCTTTATATAATTCACCTACATTGTTGGCGGTATATAACTGAGGATATGAGTTTTCAACGTCTCTCGAAGAAAATTTTTCTAAATAGGAACGATTCATTACGAATATGAATAATAAAATGAGTATGACACATATAAATAAAAAAATATCTTTCATTATTTTTTTATAGAAAATAAATTATCCTATTTACAACACAAATAACATCCATTACTCATATTTGGAGATTCAATCTTGATGACTGGTGTCTCACTATAACCCTGACCTGCCTCTTTAACAATAATCTTCTTTAATTTCCCATCAACCACTTCGGTTTCTAACTTACATCCTGACCCGCCTCCGCCTACTACGATGGCCTTCGGCGAAACTTCGTATCCGCTACCCTCCTCAATCATGTAAACACCAGTTATTTTACCATTTCCAATTGTGCATACGGCCTTCGCATCTTTTTCACCACCAACAGAATCACATTTCATTTTGTTTTTATCGCCTCCAATATTCAGACTAGCACCAGAAAAGTTGGGATAATCCGGATGACATTTGGAAGAATTCAGAAACTTACAGTTCATTGATGTGGCTTTCTGAATAGAAGGAGGAGAAAGAGCAGTATTAGATTCCACATTTGGAATAATTGCTTTTTCTAGTTCAGCTTGGCTAATTGTAGGAATATTTGGTTTGACAGGGGCCGGTTGAATCCGTTGAGGCGCAACCGCAACATCTTTTTTATATGCACTTGAATCACCTTTTAATTCGAGCAACGCTTTCTCCAACTCTAACTCACCTGACTTATTGTAGTTAGGAAGTGCATCCTGATTTTTCTGGCCATAATTGAGAGTGCTAAATTGAGGGGGAACATCAGAGTCTGAATCAGAATATGTTGGGCGCGTTCTCTCCGGAGGAGGGGTTGCTTTTTTTGTGGACCCTCCGAAACTAAATATATCACCGAAACTGAAATGTTCGATGGTCGGATTTTGAAAGTGTTCGACCGTATTATCAACTACTGTCTTTTTTTTTTCGTGGACCCAAAATAGTCATCAATTTGTTCCGCGGTCATGAGACTACCTTCAAGAACATCGACTGGAACATGAACGGGATCAGTTGGAACTTCCTTTCCGATATTATTTTTTTGAAAAAATCTCTCATTTTTAAAACCATTCTCAAATTCTTCTGTTTGTTGACGGACAATCTTAGTAGGCTTATAAAACATATACCACAAGATACAAATAACAATAATAAGAACAAGTATGACGATTAAAGCAATACTTAATCCATCTGGCTTATTTGAAGCAATACTTGAAACGACTTTCGCATTTTTCATTCTTTTATATTATAAATATAAAATAATTCCAAAATAATTTTTATAAATATTTCGTGATTCCCATTTTTTCAACCATATCAATAATTTTTTGACCCTTTTCGAGAGTTGGTCCCATTCGAGTAAGTGTTTTATGTAGGGCGTTTGCTGTATTATTCAAGTCGTATAATTGTTTTTGGGCCTTATACGCTTTTTTAGAACTGGATGTGGTTTTACCAACTTTCTTCTCAATCTTATCTTCATCCTCATCTTCATCACTATCATCATCACTGTCTTCATCTTCATAATCCCCAATATCAATTTTTCCAAATAATTCATCATCTTCATCTTTTGCTGGACCAACGCTAACATTCAATTTATCAACAATATTATTCAATTGAGTTGGATTCATATCTTTTAGTTCCTTCTCAGGAGCTTTCTCTGGGGCCTTATCAGTTATCTCCATTTCAGTATTCAACTTATCATCATCACCGTCTCCACTGTCTCCACCATCAAACTTCTCAACCATATTTCCTGAAATAGTCCTTTTTGGACCTAAATATATGAAAAATAATATAACAAAAAATGTTGAAATGAACAGTGAAAATAATATATCACCTGATACCAAATTACAAATTACTACAAATAGAATCCATAAACATATAAATCGTCCAATTTTTGGAATCGGAATAAATAAAAGTATTACAATAAAAAAAGCAATTACTAAACCTTGTAAAGAAATATATGTGTCTCTCATATAATATATATTTTAGAAAAGAAAAGTAGAAACTAAATAAAATATAACTCCACCAATCAAACCCAAAAGAAGAGTCGCCCCATATACATGAAAGTTCTCATTCTCTGTAAAACGAGCAATCTGATTCGCAATAAAAACACGAACAAATGGGAAACATAAGAGGACATATAAAATAAAAAACAGCAAAGGACCCTTTATTGCTCGTTTCAACTTATCTCCGAATGTCTGCTTAACTGGTTCCTCATCATATTCATATTGCTCCTCTTGCTCATATTGTGCTTGGAGTTGCTCTTGATTCCTCTCATGTTGCTCCGCCGGATTGTGTCCGAACTGCTGATTATTATATTTCTGTTGAGCCTGTTGATAGTTTTGCTCGGACTCTTGATTATCCCCCTTCATCTGATTGAGAATATTCTGAATAAATTGTTGGTCGTCTTCTTGCGTTAAATTGCCTTTTGGTAAAGCATTGATTGGTGTCGCCTTCGGGTCTGATTCCATATTTAAAAAAATATTTTTAAATATAAATTATTACGCTGGGATTGGATTATTGCTACACATCGCAGATTCTGGTAAATACATGTAGCATTTTGAATTATGTCCCTTAAATACTTTTTCATTTATTTTGGATGGATGAGGTGCTTTAATAACAATACAGTCTCGCCCGACACACGCCTGTCTAAACATACAACTCAGACCAAGTCCCCAAAGAATTGATATTAATATTACAAAAGGCCTCTCTTTTAAAAAATCGAGCATTCTTTATATTATAATCAAACATTTTGTTTAATCATTTTACTAAATTGTGTAATAATACTCTCTTTTGATTTCTCTTCTAAATCCACATGCTGAACTGGAATCTCAGTTATTTCTCCCTTACAAGGAACTTCTTTAGAGACATACCGATAACAATTCTGAACATCATCTTGATAGATTACTGAATTATCAGGCGTTGGATATTTATATATGATTTCTGGGACCGGTGTAGTTATGTAAACCACAAACATTCCAATGGATAACGCAATGAAAAAAAATAATGGGTCGAAATATTCACTTAACATATTGTTAAATCACATATTATTTTTTCATCTTGATTCTTTTTTTGGATTCTGTGGATTCTTCTGATTTCTCTTCATCTTCAAGTTTAACTTTCTTATCACTCGTAATAATGGGTGGTTCTATTATGTAATTGTTATTTATATGACTGTATTTCTCCGTTATTTGGAATATTTCATCATTAAGCCTGTTTAAATCAATCATTTCAGCTACATATTCCATATTTAATTTGTAATAATCAATCCAATTTTTTACATTTGACTGCGAAATTTGAGTAGTTTTCGCAATTTGCTTAATCCGTTCTTGATCTACTTTTTTTTCATTTTTTGCGATTTCGATTAGCTGTTTACGGATATCGCCATCAACCTGCTCACATAAATTGAATATGTCTTTCTTTTTAATCTTGATTTCGAGTAGTTTTTTTAATTGGTCCTGCCTTTTCAAATAAAGTTCTTTCTTATGTTCTTCTTGCTTTTCGAATAATTCGTTGATGGATTGAATTTCATTTTCATAATTTTTGAGTTCTTTTAATTCAGATTCCATTTCTTTGTCTTTTTCTGGTATATAAATTGGAGATTCTAAATTTTCTCTTAATTTTTGCTTGAATAACAATAGTTTATTTTTGTAGGTTGTATTTAGTTCATTTAATTTAATATTTAGGTTGTATACTTTTGGCTTTTTAATTATTATTTTCCAATCTTTGCTTGTTTTGGATTTACACCACATTTCATATTCTGTCGCTGTCTCTTTTTTAAGTAGAAGTGTTTTAGAATCGACTGGACATTTCGAGTTTTCTGAATAAAATATTTTTATATACTTGCGATATTCTTCGAATTCTTTTAAATATTTATTGTTTAAATTATCTTCTAAATATTTTAAATATGTAATCATTAATAATATAATAGATATTAGTTTTTATGTAATAATAAAAAAATATATAATTTATTATGTATATAACAATAAAAAATAATTTAATATCAGTTTATTCATTAAAAAAAGAAATTGGTATTGATGATATAAATATTTATTTTAATGGAAAACATTTGGAAGATAATCGAACACTATTTGAATATAATATTAAGAAAAATGATAGGGTTCAAGTTATAAAAAAGAATCGAGGAGGAAAATTAACAGGGGGGGAAATATTCGGATATGTAATCTTGCTTTTAGTTTATATAGGTATCATTCTATCTGGATTAATTCCATTTATATCATTTATTATTTCGAATATTTTAATGAAATCAATTGTATTTGCTGTGGATTTTATTAAAAATAATACAGACCCGAATAATTGGGTAAATAGTTTTATGGATTTTATGAAAGATACTGTTATTGCTTTTTTAAGATTCATTTTTGATTTTGCGATTATATCTTTAACTGTGTATTTTTTAACTTTTGCGTGCGTGTATCAATTATATAAGGCAAAATGGGGAGACGAAAATATATGTCAGGCATTTAAGAACAGTTCAACACTCGCAATGTTTATGACGATGTTTATGACATTAATATATACATTTGCAAACTCGCCTACTTTTCTTAAAAGAGTATTAACACCAATTTTTCCAAGTTTTTTGGGTGGTATTCTTTCTGGAACTATTAATATACTTAGTCGAGTTCGTGGGCGTTTTATTAGGATGATGCCTGGATCTGAAATGATGGTTATGATTGCTGAATTATTAACAACTGGAATTGGACTTCTTTCAAAATATTCAACACTTGTTGAAGATAGCTTAAAAAATTATATAGAGTTTTATAAAACGTTTATGATGAATCAGGAATATAAGATGACGGCGGAAGAATATAAATTTAAGCCAATATTAGATTTACTCTTTCGCGTTGAAAAATTTGAAAAAGGTGAATATGATTTATCAACAAATACAATACCTAGTAAAATATTAAAAAATGAACTGACTACAATTTTAGAAAAGGAAACTTCAAGAAAACAAAATGCTTACGCATATATTACGCGCTCAATTTATCAAAGTATTTTATACGTTTTTTCAAAAATTGTATTTATATTTGATATATGTGAGGCGTCTGATGAACAAAAAGCGGCGGTTGAAGAAAATATTGGTAGCATTAGTAATATTTTAGATGATATTCGAAGATATTTAACTGAAAGCAAAGAAAAAATAAAAGAAAATCCAGACCTTAAAAATGTTGATGGAATATCATTCAGTCAAAAAATAATCAAAGCCGAAAGAGTTCTTGCCTATTATGAAAATATTACAGGAGAATTAAAAGCTGGTGAAGAGGGAAGAACTAAAATGGTAGTTGTAGATTGTATTTTTGGAATATTAGAGAATGGGGTCGCAACTGCTTTCCCAATGACATTGCTATTTATAATTTTCTTTTTGATATTTATGTTTATTCCTGTTGGATTTTAATTCTTACTATAAATAAATAATGAAATTTATTTATAATAATACAAAATATGAAATTGATATTGACGATTTTATATCAGTCTATCATCTCCGGACACTTATAAAGAAAAAATACGGTTTTATTATTGATGAATCATATTCTATAACTGATTTAGAGGGAATAATATATAAGCCAGATGGAACAGTAATAAAAAATAATGAGACTGTTATTATAAAGAAGAAACTTAGAGGAGGTGAGGATTTCAACCCATATGATGCTGATGTTTCAAATGGCTTATTAAATCCAATCGCACTTATCACTGCAATAGTCAGTGGGTTTTATTATTTTAAATATATAAATGGATTAATTCTTAGTGGTTCTAATGATATTGAATATTTAATTTTTCAAAAAGATAAGAATATTGAGACATATGGAAAACAACGCGGTGGGATGAGAGGACAGAATGGAAATAATGAAATAAATGAAATTGTAATTAATCCAAATAATAAATTAAATTTACAAAAACTAAAAAATATACTAATAAAAACTCATCCAGATATTACAACGAATCAAATTCAAGATATATTAGACAAAAATCCAAGTATTGAAATTAAACAAAATAAAATAGAAAATACAGCAACTAAAATCGCAAATACATTGAAACCATCCGTATTTAAAATGTTTTTAAAATCATTTAAAGAAGGAATACAAGATAGTCAATTTGACAAAGTTAATTGTGCATTTGATAGATTATTCCCAGAAAAAGAGTTAAATCGTGATTATGATAATTTATCAAATTGGAACATGATAGCTACCAGCGCAATATTTTTTACATATTTTCTAACAGTATTAATCGCACTTTTTATTAATCCAATTTCAACACAATATTGTGGGACTCCAAATGCAGGTATTGGTGTTCTATCATTTGTCATGATTTTAATTCCTCTCGCATTGATTTATACGATACCTTATATTGTTAAAGGACTTGATTTTCTTTCCGAAAAAATTTTTCATTTATCATCTGGCCCCATTTTTTCAAATTACAAACTCGCAACTTCAAATATCATATTAATTGTTATGCTTATTGTATTTTGTTTTATTAATATTAAGGGAATATCCCCAATATTTGGTGCGATGATACCAGTATTTATGTTATTATTTGCGATATTTGATTTTATATTAAAGAAGTTCGGTGTTTTAAGAATTTTATCTCGAAAACTTGGAAATATAATAACAAACACTGAGAAAATTCCAAATGATTTACATGATATGTTTGATTCATCATTAAATGGAATTAAACCATCTCATCGTATTGGACAAACAGACAATGTTCCTGCTCCCGAATGTTATTATAGATTCAATATATTTCATAGTTTATTATACGGAATTATCGTGAGTTTATTTGGTCGGGGATTTTTTACAATTGTATATAGCGCGAATATTAAATATTGCTGTCAAAAATAGCAGAATCCATTTTTTGTATTTATAATATTATAAATATTATAAAT